TTCCATTCTTAGCGAGTTCAGCGGTGTCTGCTTGCAGACGAAAGAACGGAGCGTTGGGTGGTAGGAGTGCTAACAGTAATTTACTGGCGAGGTTATTTACTCCACGCGCACCAACGCTCTGAAAGGGTGTGTTGAGCCTGCTGTGTGGACCAAAGGATTCTTCGGGTAGCACATAGGGCAACGTAAGTTTCGACGAGGTTCGCCCGCGATCCAAATAGGAATATCGGAGACCTTCAAGTCGTGAATAAGTTTGTTGGGCTGTCATGTTAAATTATTATGCCCAAAAAATGTTGGGAACGTCAGGGTTGAACTCAGGGCGTGGGACTTGGATCTCGCTGCCAGCATCGTCCGTGACGGTCCAGTCGGAAGACCAATAGATGAACTGCTCGCCACCTGCGGGAATCGGGATGCCTACGAGGTCACGGAACAGCACCCAGTATTGCCCGTCGCCGTTATGCTCGCCAATGATGCAGAGAGCATGGGTATGGGACGCGAGAGATGATTGCACCTCACCGTTCTCATCCACCACAGCAAAGCCGTTGGCGATGCCGAATTGCTCGGCAACCTGCTTGGACGCGAATCTCAAAAGATAGTCGGTCATGTGGTTAGGGTTTGGAGTTTGGAAACCGGGAGTCGTTTCTTGTAATACCTAAACGACGAGATGGTCGTGTTGGATGTTGCTGATGATATCCCAGTGAATTTTAGGTTGTTCGCCGTTAATGCTGATCCAGTAAATGTGTCTGGTATTTGTGTGCCATCAATTACGTAGTCAGCACCAGTTATATCAGCGGTTATCGCGGCTTTATACACAACATTGACAGTGTTGTAGTTGGATGCTGGAGTTGCAACAGCTGCCGCCACTTGCGCTGTAAGGCGGTTTACTTGAGCCGCACGATACAAAACCCGCATAACATTAGTCGCCCCAGATTCAATACTAGCCATAGCGTTGTTGTTTGACGTAAACCCATTCGCTGATGCCACGGTCACCATGGTTCCCTGATCGTTATTATAGAACCCCGTAAAATCACTCCCCGTGATACTGCACACATCCGCACTGCGAACCACGGACGCTGTGGTGGTCGGGATGTAGCTGGTGGGGAATGAGCCTGCTTCTACCTGTGCGCCCCAGATAAATATTCCAGATGTGCCGTCCCCTTGATATGAGGTGACTCCATTAGTTGACGCAGTTAGAATGTAAAAACCATTTGTCGTCGTAGATGTTGGAGTTGCGGTAACTGAACATCTGTACCAACCGTTACCAAATGCCGTGATTGATGCTGTCGCGTTCGCCCCGATATTTCCAAGGGTTCCATTTGACAGGTTGAAATACGCATTCGAGTTTAGTGGGAACCCATCACCGCAATCCAAGTAAACAAAGTTTCGTCCATCGGCTTTTGCAAAAACTGAAAATGTATGAGCAACTAGAGACCCCGTATTTATGGTTCTATAAGTCATGTGGGTTCCAGCACTGCTATCCTCAATCAACTTGTCAGCGGAGCCGTCCCCAGACGGTGATGTAGTTGAATTAGCGGAAATGCTTGATCGCAATTTCAGCCAAACGGTTTCGTTGAATTCCGCACTCCTCGAAAGCAAATTCGTTCTACTCTCCTCAATCAACAATCCCTTACACGCCAGCGTTACCGGATCGTGGTCGAATCGGGCAGCATTGATAACAGCAGATTGAATCAAGCCATTGATCCCAACGAAGGTAGCCGTAGATGCTCGCGTGAACGTGGGGGTCGGACCTTTACGAGCCGTCAGCGTCTTATCAGTGGCGAACTGAAGGTCAAGGGAGAGTCCATCCAAACCCACAAAATCTTTCGTAAACGAATGAGTGAAGGGGTATGTAAATCTGTTGGTCCCCAATTTAAACATTGGGAAACCAGCGAATTTCTGGGTGAGCTTTCTGTGACGTGCCATGCCGCTTAGAGTTCGATAGGTTTAATCAGGATCGTAACAGAGAAACCAGCAGAGGCTCCAGAGATAACAATACGAAGCGAACCAATCGGGGTAACAAACAATCCACCACCATTGGCAGTCAGGGTTGTTTCAGGACCAAGGTCAACATAGGTAGAACCAACGAGTTGCTGGAGTTTCACGGTTGCCCCAGAGAATGTTCCTGCAACAGCAAAGCCCGAAGGTTTACCATTACCAGTAACGTCGATATTAAGTGCGCCGCCAGTGAGTTCTGCAAAGAGAACCGTGCGGGAGTAGTTAAAGGTAGCCATATTAGTTTAGTAGTTGATGCTTGCACCAGTCCCAGAGGAACCAGCAGAAACCGTAGGACGGCGAATGATAAGCGATGAGATACCCGCCGTACGCTTCTTGGCCTCAGTGGGCATCGAAGGAGCTTGGACTGTTTCAGCCACTGGGGTTGGTGGTGGTGGAGCCTGTGGGGGTGGAGCAGCCGCCGTCATTTTAGGAGATGAGAAGCACATATCGTTTTAGTTTTTATTGGTTTAGAATATTTTCGTTTTGATCATCATACGTTTGATGAAGGAACCTAATAACACTCCGCGCCCCACAGTGGTAATCAATATCCCTGCAAGTATCACTCGGAGTGAAATCCTTTTGTGGAAACCTTTCTTCCAAAGCCTTTATAAGCTGGGAAGAAATTGCAGGGAATATTGAATACTCGTCCATTATGGTGATCCTAATAGTGCGCTAAATGTCCTTAAGCTCAACGGGTAAGACACCATCAGCAATCAAATCCGCTGTCTCACTTAGGCACACGGCGTTCCAAATGATAGCACCAAGGTGATCCTCGGTATCATCTCCGTCCATGAAGGCCCACAGGTGGCGATACAGGCTGTCCACATAGCGACTCAATGGGATACCTTGTTTCCAGTTGTCCCGCTTGTACTTGGCTGCTCCGTCCTCAAAGCGTCTTGCAAGCTTCAGTAAAGCCCGTGGTGGGATAGCCGAAGGAATCCCCTTGCCAACCGAGGCATCCCTCACTGCACCTGTGTTGAACTCTGAGCGTTCCCCAGAATCTGGGATCTTCGCTGGTGATAAAACACTGTCGTACCGAAAGCCTTTGAAATACTCTCGTGAGTCTGTGGTTATGCTTGTGGGGGTGTCCATAGTTTCTTGATGGTTTTCGTTTCGTGGTCTACGTCTTGGTGTTGTAGGATGTAAGCCAACCGTGCATTCATTAGTGCATCGTCGTAGGTTAGTCCAGCTTTTTCGTAAGCAGCAATAACCGTGTCCCAAGTGTACCCGTCTTTCTCCAGCATCTTCTCGGCTGTCTTTGGACCAACACCTTTAATACCAAAGTAATTGTCCGTGCTGTCTCCCATGATGGTTTGCATGAGGTGGAACTTACGAGCGTGTTCAGGAGTGATTGTTCGCAACTCCCCTTTAAGGAAGTTAAACCACTGGCAAGGGACTGTCTCAAAGTCTTTATCTGCGCTGACGATGATGGACCCTTCTTGATCCGCCGAACCCATGATGCCCAACACATCGTCGGCCTCCATGTTTTCCCAAAAGGCAATGTCGTAGCTGTCACAGACCCACTCCCTGAGATCGTTGATCCCCAGCGGTGACCTCTTGCCTTGGCGTTGCGCCTTGTACAAGGGATACATCTGGTGACGAAAGGTAAGCCGATCACTGAACGAGACGATAATCTCAGAGGCATTTAGTTCCTCTTGGATGTAGTCGATGAGTCCTACAAAGGATTTCTTAAGGTCACTGAAGTCGCTGTGGACTGTGAATATGTCATCGCTCCACCGGACCTCTTGCTCAACCGAGAAACAAGAACGATAAAGGATCATGTCGCCATCAATAAGTGCTTTCATATTTTTTAGTGTGTCTCTGCCCAAGTATTTCCAATTTTGTATTCTCCGTCAATAGGACATTTGAAGTTGAGAATAGTGCCTGCTTTTTTCAACGCCAAGATAAAGGTTTCTCCAAGGTCTTTTGCGTGTTCGGGTAAGCAAGAGAACTGGACCTCATCGTGGATGTTTCCGTGTAGCTCATAGGGATACAGGGCTTTCTTGGAAAAAGAAACCAAGGCTTGTTTCATCAAGATAGC